ATACTCCGTTTTCAGAGTCTTTGGCTGCAAGTATTGGCAGTGACCCCTACCAATTCCTGATCCCCGCCTAGCCCCCTGCGCCACGGGTGACGCAGAGGAGTGGGTGTGAAAACAAAGCACCATGATCACTGAAGAATTCAACGACAGCGAAGACCCGTACCCGATTGTGGTCCACGCTCTGTCGTCCAAGCTACTGCCCATCGTGCGCGAATACATGGCGAAGCTGGACAATTCTTGGGAAGCTGTGGCGGCGGTAGACGAGGCGATGCACGCTGCGGTGCGTCAGGTGATCGAAGAGGTCGGGCTGAAGCGATAACGGAAAACCCAAGAGGAGAGTGAGATGAGCTTCTTGACGAGCTTCAATCTAGCCGGTGACGCAAACCTACGCAACCGTGTATACGGTGCGCTCATTAAGGCCGCAGGTGCCATCCTGGCCGAGGACGTAGAGACCGCCAACCACGCCGAGCGGGTGAAGTTGGCGCTCGACATCACGGGCGGCGACCCGACCGGCGGACTGGTGCAGGAGGTCACGCGCTTGGTAGCGGACAACGTGACCGTGCAGGTCAGCGCGCCGGATTACGTCGATAACGACTTGGAGTTTGTGGTCAACAGCTACGTCGGCCTGCTGGCGGTCGCGAAGTACGGCAACTGGTAAGCAGACATGGCAGGCGCGATTAAGCAGGTATTCGGGACCGCGCAGACGGTGTTCAACAGCGCGGATGACATTGCGTCAACAGCTTTCTCGGCGGCATCGACAGAGTTCGACAACACCAGCGACGGCTCGTACCCGTATGCGCCGCTGGCACTGGTCATGGCTGAGTTCCCAGACTGGGGTGCTGCACCGACAGACTTGAGCACGGTCGATCTCTACATGGTGCGCTCTGAAGTGGACGGCACCGACGACGACACCACGACGCCTGCCGCCACGGACACCGAAGGCGCGGAGTATTGCGGCAGCTTCGTGCTGAACAACGATGACGAGCTACAACGCAAGACCATCGTCATCAGCTTGATTGGCGTGACCAAGTGCAAGTTCTACGTCAAGAACAACAGCGGCCAGAACATGAATAACGACGGCGGCACCAACTTCATTATGAAGGTAACACCTTTCACTTACGAACTGACGGCATAAGCGATGCCTCGTCTCCCCATCTTCCGCTTCCTCGGCACCTCGGGTGGGGGGGGGGGGGTCACGCTCACCGTCACCGACCCGACGCCGACGCTGGCGATAGACGGGGTCGCCCTCAGCCAGACCCACAGCCTCACCGCCGCCGATGCCACGATGGCGCCGGAGCTTGACGGCGTCGTCATCGAGTCCGCCACCAGTCTCACCGCCACAGACGCCACCGTGGCGCCCGTGGTAGACGCGGTGGCGCTGACCCAGACTCACACCCTGGCCATTGCCGACGTGGTCCTGGCGGGGCTTGTGGACCCGCTGGCGCTGTCGCAGACCCATAGCCTCACCGCCACAGACGCCACCGTGGCGCCGGTCCTGGATACGGTCGCCATCGAGGCCGGTGCGCTGCTGACGGTGACCGACGCCACGGTGACGGTGTCGGTCGACTCGGCGGCGCTGACCCAGACTCACACGCTCGCGGTCGCCGACGCCACCGTGGCGCCCGAGGTCGATGCGCCGGCCCTGACCCAGACCCACGTCCTCGCCACAGCGGACGCCACCGCGGCGCCCGTGCTAGACGATGCGGCAGTCACGACCGAGACGGTCATCACACTGACCGTCAGCGACCTCGAGCCCGTGACGGCTGCCGACACCGTGGCGCTGGGTCAGGCCCACGTCCTGGCCGTCCTGTCGCCGGAGATGGCCGGCGCAATCGACGCCATCACCATCACCCAGACCAACGTCCTGACCGTCAGCGACGCCACCGTGGCGCCGACGCTGGATGGCGTGGCCTGGTTCATGTTGTCGCTCGGCGCAATCTACTGCCCGAGCGTCGCAAACGTGACTCCGGCCCGCCGGATCATCAATCTCAACGCATGTACCGGGAGTTAGTGAAATGGCCAAGTGGCTCAATGACAACATCTTCGACAACGGCCTCAACTACATCGAGACCACGCTCATCGGTGGCGGCAAGACGATCACCATGCACGTCATCAAGGCGTACACCTCCGGCGACAGCTATGCCACGGTGACCGGCAACACCGTCGCTAACTACACGATGGGCGCCGGGGACTTCGTGGTCGAGGCGCACACCACCGGGCGCAAGTTGACGGTCTCGGCCAAGTCCGGCGCCAACGCGACCGGCAACAGCGGCGCCGGGCCTGACCTGCACATCGCGCTCGTCAACACCACCGACAACGCCGTGCTGGCGGTGACGGACGAGACCTCGAACCAGGTGATCGTCAGCGGCAACCCGGTCAGCATCCCGACCTGGGCTATCAAGTTCCCGCAGCCGACCTGATGCCACCATGACGCTTTGCCGCGACGCTCTCACCTTCTGGACCGGCCGCGAAAATGCAGCCGATCTGGTGCTGCTCTCGGACGATGCGGCGGTGGACACCACGTCCATCAGCCGCGTCGTGCTGCGGGTGGACGCCACCACCAGCCTCGACTCGTCAACGGCACCGGCGCTTTTCGAATGGCCGGTATCGCTCACCTACCTCGGCGCCACGGTCAAAGGACTGCGACTGAAGCTGGGCGGCTCTGGTGGACTCACCGCCGGCGACTACGAGCGCGTCTGGCTCATCATCTACGATCCGAGCTATACGAGCGGGCTGGTCTGGACCGATAGCCTGACGCTGCGGGTGAAGTGATGGCAGATCCGCTTTCTCTCCAGCTGCTCGATACCCTGATGGCCAGGGCTGCGCGCATCCTGGTGTCCGGTGGCTACCAGACCAATGCCGGGGCGCGAGTCTACCTGCAGCGAGCCACGCTGACCGCCGCCGATCTACCATGCGTGGTGTTCTGGCCAGGCCCGATCACCGTCGCGGAGGTGTCGGGCGCTTCAGAGCGCATGCGGCTGGACCGGCCGCTGACGGTCGAGGCCGTCATGCAGACCACGCTCGATACCTGCGGCGAGGACGGCGAGCGGCTGCTGGCCGACCTGCAGGTCGCGCTGCTGGACGCCTCCGACCTGCGAGTCGGCGGCCAGGCCATCCGGCTCACCCCTACTGAAATGCGGGCAGAGCCTAGAGACGACGGCGGCCAGACGGTCGGTGCGGCGCTGTCGATGACTCTCCAGTACGTCACCGGCTATGGCGATCCTTACACATAGAGGACAGTGAAATGGCGGACCAGAGCTACATCGGAAAGGGCCGGATCTACATGGGACCCTACGACCAGTCGACCGGCGCCAATCTGGCGCTGGGCAATTGCAGCAAGCTCGAGCTGAGCATCGAGCAGGAGACCAAGGACCTGCTCGACTACACCCAGGCCGGAGGGGGCAAGGCCAACAGCCTGAGCCGGATCACCGCGGTCAAGGCCAACATCACGATCCACGACATCAACGGCGAGAACCTGGCCAAGGCGCTCTACGGCAGCAATACCTCCGTCACGACGCTGACCGCGATCACCGACGAGAGCCATGCCAGCGTGCAGCTCTCCGCTACTGGCGCTGGATTCTTCACCACCAACCGGCTCATCAATACCGCGGTCGCGCCGGCGGTCAAGGTCGGGGCTGCGGTCAAAACCGCCGGCACGGACTACATCGCGCGCACCACTGGCATCGAGGTCCTGGCCGGCGGCAGCATCGCCGACGGGGACACCGTGCTCGTCAGCTACACGCCCGTCGCCGAGGACCAGGTCGAGGCGCTGGTCAACAGCGGCGTCGAGTGGAAGCTCTTCTTCGATGGGTTGAATGAGGCCCGCAGCTCCAAGCCGGTTCACGTCCTGCTGCACCGCGTGAAGTTCGCGCCGGCCTCGTCCTTTGGCCTGATCGGTGATGAATTTGCTGGGCTGGAGGTCTCGGCCGAGGTCCTGAGCGACTCGATGCAGACGACGGGCAGTAAATTCTTCGACGTGAGGATTGCCCAGTGAGCGGGCTGGAGCAGTTGCTCGGCACCACCGAGCTGGTCCTGCTCACCGTGGCCGGGCGGGGTCTTGAGGTCCGCCCGGTCACACTGCGGCAGCTCGGCCCATTCACCAGGGCGCTGCGGGAGCTGGCCGGCGTGGACCTGGGCGACGTGCTATCCATCGCCGGCCATACCGAGCAGGTCGTGGCCGCCGTGCAGTCTGCCACCGGGCTCGATGAGGCGTGGCTGTGGGAGCTCTCGCCCGAGGATCTGGTCACGCTGGCGGGCACGGTGGCGCGAGTGAATGCCGGTTTTTTCGCCCGGAGCCTGCTGCCAGCCATCACGCGGACGCTCGAGTGGGTGACCGCGGAGATGGGTGGGGCGACGTCCTCGCCCGCCTCGTAGCGGCAGGGCACCGGCCGGCAGATCTGATGGACTGCACGCTCTCACAACTGGCAGGCTGGGCGCGTGCGACGGCGCGCGAGGAGCGCCGGCGGGACCGGGGTCTGCTGCTGTTGCTGCGGGCGGCACAGGCGACCGAAAAGGGCTTCAGTCGGATCTGGGATGAGCTGAGCGAGGAAAGCGATCATGGCTGACATGCCCCTGCGCCTCATCCTGTCGGCACAGTATACGGACGCCAAGCAGGCGCTCGATCAGATCCGCGGCAAGCTCGGCGAGGTCAAGAAGTCAGCAGATAGCACCAACGCCGCATTTGCCAGCGCGGCGACTGGCATCAACAAGATCCGGTCGAGCATGCTGGGGCTGGTCAGCGTGGGCTCGCTGGTCGCGCTGACCCGATCGGCCGCGCAACTGGCGGACAACATCAGCGAGAGCGCGGACGCCGTCGGTCTGACCATCGAGCGTTTCCAGGAGCTGCGCTACGCCGCCACGCAATCCGGCGTCTCTGCCGAGCAGTTCACGCAGGCCCTCGCCAACCTCAGCAAGTACGCTGATGAGCGCGGGATCGGCGACATCAATCAAGCCTTCCTGGATGTCGCCAAGCGCATCGGCTCGGCGAATACGGCAATTGAGCGGCTGACCATCGCCACCGACGCCTTCGGCGCTCGGGCCGGAAAATACTTCGTCACGCTGATGCAGGATGGCGCGGCCGGCGTCGAGAAGCTGGCGCAGGAAGCGCGCCAGCTTGGCCTGGTCATGTCGACGGAGACGGCGCAATCCGTGGGCCAGGTGAACGATGCGCTTGATGCCTTTGGCCTGGCGGTGAAGGTCAACGTCACTAACGCTCTGGCGCAAGCGCTACCGCTGCTCCGCTCTGCCACGAAGTGGATTGCCGAGCTCAACGCGGCGGCCACCGGTGGGGGCGGGCAGTCCACCATCACGTCCACTGCCACCAACGCCGTTGCGCGAAGGCTGCAGGAGGCAAAGAACGCCGTCGTGTCCCTTGAGCGCGGGGACCTCTCGGACCCGACGCGACTCAAAGCGCTCGAAGAAGGGCGTAAAACCATCATCGCCTTGCAGTCAGAGCTGGCAAATCTCACTCCCAGCTTGAAAGCGCAGGATGGCGCGACCAAGGCCAGCGCCGCGGCCACCAAGGCGTGGGCGGATGTCACCAAGGGCCTGCGCACGGAGGAGGAGCGCTACCTCGACGAGCGTGCGCGGGTGATTGCCGCCGCCCAGGCCGCCGGCGCCAGCGAGCAGGATCTCGCAAACGCCCTCAGCCGCGTCGATGCCCAGTACCGCAAGATCGAGACCTCTTCCCGTGCCGCCGCCAGCGGGCGGCAGGCGGCCGTCCGGTCGGGCGACTCTGAAGCCCGCGCCGCTGCCGCCGAAGCCGCCCGGCTCGACGAGCAGCTCGACGCCGAGGCGCGCCGCTTCAAGGACTTGGCCGACCCGGTCGCGCCGTTGCGCCGGGAGCTTGACCTTTTGAACCAACTGCTCGCGGCCGGGAAGATCAACTTCGACGTCTGGGCAGAGGCCGCCTTTCAGGTGCAGGAGCGCGTCGGCGAGCTGGTCGAGCCCGCCGAGCGGGCCGCGGCGCAGGTCTCCGAGTACTGGTCCGAGGCCGCGCGCGGCATTCAGGGCGCGATGGCCGACTTCCTGTTCGACCCCTTCACGGACGGACTGCAGGGCATGCTGCGGGGCTTCCTTGACGTCATCCGCCGCATGCTCGCCGAGGCCGTCTCCGCGCAACTGGCGCAGGCGCTCTTTGGCGACATTGCTGGCGGCAAGCCGGGCGGCTATTTCGGCACCTTCCTGGCCGGGATGTTCCATGGCGGCGGACTGGTCGGAGCGCCCGGGCCATCCCGCCTGATGCCGGAGCTGGCCTTCGTGGGGGCACCACGGTATGCGACCGGCGGGCTGGCGGGTCTGCGCCCGAACGAAATGCCGGCCATCCTGCACCGTGGTGAGGAGGTGCTGACGGCACAGGACCCGCGCCACCGCGCCAACGGCGGCGCCTCCGGGGTGCGCATCGTCAACGTCATTGACCCAGCGCTCGCTGGCGACTACCTCTCGAGCGCGGCCGGCGAGCGGACCATCCTAAACGTCTTGCGCCGCAACGCCGGCGCCGTGCGACAGGTGCTTACATGAGCGACTTCTCCGCCGGGACGGCCACCGGCTATCTGGACCTCCTCGGCAAGCTGGTAACATTCCTCTCCTCGACCCTGACGCCCTCCGGCGAGCGATGGACGGTGCTCCGGTACACCGGGGTCGACTCGATCACCTCCAGCTCGTACCGCACCGACTACGAGGACTGGATGGCGATCAAAGGTCCCTACGCCATGCACTCCGGCGGGAGCTGGCGTACCGCCGTCGGCAGCCATGCCAACTGCTGGCTGGCCCTGCATCTCGTCACCGCCCTCGACGTGCGCCGGCTCACCATCACCGGCCCGGCAACCACGACGATGGCGCCCAGGGACTTCTCCCTCGACTACAGCGCCGACGGGGCGAGCTGGACCACCCTACAGAGCTGGACTGGCGAGACCTTCACGGCCTCCCAGGTGCGCGAGTTTGCGGTCACTGCGACCAGTCCCGGCGCGCAGAGCTACTGGCGGATCTACATCACCAGCAACAACGGGCACGTCGACACCACGTCGATCACCACGATCGGCCTGCCGGTCTGGCAGACCACCGCCGACTTCGACCACGCGCGGCTCGCCTCGGCCTGGCTCAAGGCGCCGGGCCTGACCGGCACGGACCCTGCCTACATCAACATTGCCTGCTACAGCCGGCCCTCCAGCGACTATTACAACTGGGCCATCACCGGCGGCAGCGGATTTGTGGAGGCGTACAACTTCGATAATCAGCCGGGGTGCGTCGCGGCCCTCGGCCTGCCGCTCTGGAATAGCTCGATCCCGTACTGGTTCGCCGCGGACGGTCAGCACCTCGCCGTGTCGGTGCGCATCGACGGCGCCGGCTTCGCGGCCTGGGCCGGCAAGATGCTGCCGTTCGCTACGCCCTCGCAGTATCCGTACCCGCTCGTCATCGCGGCGCCGTTCGCGACCGCCCTCGGCGAGAAGTACAGCTCCAGCAACGGGGATCTGCCGTACCGAGGCAACACCGGGCGACTCAAGCTGCGCAAGCTGGACGGCACCTGGGCGCAGCCGTGGACCTGGCCGTGGTGGCAGGATCCGAGCAGCTATTCGTCCAGCAAGCTCTTCAAGGATACCGGCGGCGACTATCCGCTGCTACCGATCACGCTCTACGATGCCTCCAATCTCTTCGGGATCTTGCAGAACGTCCGCTACATCCCGGGCTTCAACCAGGCGATCCAGAACATGATCGAGGTGGGATCGGAGGACTGGATCGTCTTCAACTATGGCAGTCTCAGCGGCATGGAAGACTGGTACGCGCAGAGGTACGTCTGATGGCTTACTCCTCCGGAACGGTCACGACGGCGGCGGGACTGGTGTCCGCCATCCAGGCATTCGCCACCATCAATGGATGGACGGTGGCCGGCGACTACATCAGCAAAGGGGATGTGTACGTCCACCTCTGGGCTGAGTCGGTCAACGAGATCCGCATCCAGGGAGCGCGCGGCGGCACCTGGACGGCGCCCGACATCTGCAGTAGGTACGCGAAGTTGTTCTTTGCGGAAGGGTATTCCTGGCCTGCCAGCGCAACCTATTACCTCTTCTACAGCGGCACGCCGGATACGCTCTGGTGCACGCTCAACTGGGATGTGGTGCGCTGGATGCACATCGGCTTCGGGATGCTCAGCAAGCTCGGGACATGGACGGGCGGGCAGTGGTTTTTTGCTACGGGATGTATGCAATTCAGCGGAAATCATTTGCTTGGGAACACATATTCGATTCAAGAACATATCGATGGCTCGTTTCAGAGTTATGATCAGAGTTCTGGGGTAGGCGCGTCGCCTGCTTTGCCCTTCTGGTCTAGTCGCGATAGAACCGTTTATTACTGGTCAGATTATTCCGGCAAAAACAGCTTCGTTGAGTGCGCTCTGCGTGGGCATATTTGGGAAGCGACGGGAGAGCTGACCGATTATGGTGATGGCAATACCATCCATTGCCCGACGGTCATCACGCCCACGCAGAAGCGCAGCCCAAATGCGCTCAACGCGCAAACGATCCTAACTCCATTCGACCTGTATCTGCGCGATACCGACGGCTACTATATGGCCATCGGGCGGCCAGAGCACATTCGGTTCGTGCGCCTGGTGAATTACAATCCAGGCGACACGCTGACTATTGGTAGTGACGCTTGGCGAGTGTATCCGGCCTATGTGCTGGATGCGACGCAGCCAGACGGCAAGCTGATCTCCTCGACATCGACCGGCAACCTCGGCATCGCCGTGCGCTACGACCCATAACCGATGGATCTGATCGTCAGCAATGTCGAGATTGCGGTATCGCTGGACGACACCCGCGTCGCTCTGCGGGGCTTCCTGGTCGAGCCCGACGAGCCTAGCCTGGCCGACGACCACCTCCACATCGTCACCAACATCGATGCCTATGGTGACGCGCTCTATGCGGACCGTGAGGCGTCGGTCTACGAGCCGCTCGCAACCGCCGGGGCGCGCAGCGGCACGACGCCGTTTGCCATCACCGGCGCGACCCTCTCAGGATTCCGCGCCACGGGCTTCGAGGGCGATTGGTACGACCGGATCCACATCTACGCCAACCCGCTCAACCTCGGCAACCTGACCTCAGCTCAGACCCGCGACTTCTACGTCTGGAATGCCCGGGACCTCTACAACGATCTCACCAGCATCACACCGGCGGACGACGACGGACTGGCCCTCACCGAGCCGAGCGCGGTGCCGACGACCTTCGGGCGCTACGAGGAGCGGCTGTACTCCATCACGCCGAGCTTCGATGGCCCCGCGGTTATCGACGCGAGCTACATCTTCGACTTCGATACCGAGGACCCGGTCCTCTCCGTGGTCGGGGTGCGCGTCATCGGCTGGCCGCTCGGTCCCGACTGGCGGCCCGGGATCCGGGAGCGGCTGGAGTGGCTGACCGACGTCATGGTGGCGCGGGATGGCACCGAGCAGCGGGTGCGCCTGCGCGACTACCCGCGCCGTAGCCTCGAGTACAGCGTGCTCGCCACCGACGCCGCACAGGCGCTCGACGCTCTGGTCTGGGGCCTGCAGGACCGGCTCGTGGCCGTGCCGCTCTGGTGGGATGCCCAGCGGGTCACGACGGGCGTCAGCGCCGGGGCGATGAGCCTGACGGTGACCACGACGGGCCGCGACTACCAGGCCGGCGGGCTGGTAGCCCTCGGCGACGGGCAGGCGGCGCAGGAGCTGATGGAGATCGACACGGTCAACGTCGGCTCGCTCGACCTGGTCCGGCCGGTCGTTTCGAGCTGGCCCGCAGGGACCCTCGTCGCGCCGGCCCGCTACGCGCGGCTGGAGCCCGTGCAGTCCGTCGCGCACTGGCTGCCGGAGGCGCATACCGCCACCCTGCGATTCCGGCTCCAGGATGCCTCGGACGCGACCGCCGCGGACTCGGGCACGACCTATCGCAGCTATCCGGTGGTTGCCCTGACCGCCAACTGGGCGACCGATCCGGTCGACGAGTACGCGCGCGACATCGATGAGCATGACCCGGTCACCGCACTGGCCGGCGCCTTCGAGGCCAGGGCGCTCCTGCCGCGGCTGACTCGCACTCACCTCCACACGCTCGCCTCGCGCTACGAGGCCACGAGCTTCCGCGACTGGCTCTACGCCCGGAGTGGCCGGCTCAAGCCGTGCTGGCTGTGCTCTGGACTCTCCGATCTGGTGCCGACCCGGACTATCGGCTCGACGGACCTGAGCGTCTGGGTCGCGGGCACCGGCCACGCGCGGTATGTCGGTCTGCCGGCGGGGCGGCGTGACATTCAGATCCGCCATCGCGACGGCACCGTCTGGCGGCGCCGGATCACGGCGCGGGTCATCGACGGCAGCGAAGAGCGCCTGGCGCTCGACTCGGCCCTCGGTGCCACAGTGCAGCCGGCGGACCTGGTGATCAGCTGGCTAGTGCCATGCCGGCTCGGGAGCGACGCGGTCGAGCTGCTCTGGTGGACCACGGACATCGCCGAGTGTCAGCTCGCCTACGCGGGGACCACCGATGACCTATAGCACGCTGGAGCCGAGCCGCGACAGCGGCGCGCCGACCGAGCTCTATTACTTCGAGTCCGGCGGAACGCACTACGCCTACACCAGCGCTGACGAGGACGTGATCTACAGCGCCATCACCTACGCGCAGGAGCCGATCCAGCGCACCGCCGTCGAGGAGACGCCGGAGATCGGACGCCAGTCGCTCAAGCTCACCGTGCCGCGGGACAACGAGGTCGCCGCGCTATTCCTGGCCGGGCCACCGACAGACTCGGTCACGCTGACCATCCGCCGCTTGCACCGGGGCGATACCGATGCGGTGGTGATCTGGATCGGGCGGGTGATGCAGGTCGAGTTCGCGGAGCTGACCGCGACCATCCTCGGCGAATCCATCCTGACCGCCATCAAGCGGCCCGGCATCCGCAGGCGATACACCTATAGCTGCCCGCACGCGCTCTACGGCCACGACTGCCGGGTATCGCGGGGCGACTACCTGGTGGTCGGCGTGCTGACCAACATCTCGGGCGCCGTGCTGCAGGGCGCTGAGCTGGCAGGATTCGCGGACGGCTATTTCAGCGGCGGCTACATCCAGATATACAAAAACGACCAGTGGCACCGGGCCTACATCACGGCGCACTCTGGCGTCTCCGTGACCTGCGCGACGGCTCTGCCGGTGGCGGTTGGCGACACCTATAATGCCTATCCAGGGTGCGATCACACCCTGGATACCTGCGACACTCGATTCTCCAACTCGGCAAACTATGGCGGCTTCCCGTGGATACCGCTCAAGAACCCGATGGGCGGAGCAACTCTATACTGAGGTGACCGATGTTCTGGCAGCTGGTTTTTCTGGTGGTGCTCAACCTGCTTGCCTCGGCGCTGGCCCCGAAGCCTCCGAAGCCCAAGGCGGCGAGCCTGACGGACGTGGATGCGCCGACGGCGGAAGCCGACAGGCCGATCCCGGTGGTGTTCGGGACGGTGATGCTGCGGGGGCCAAACGTCGTCTGGTACGGGGACCTGAGGACCAAGGCGATCAAGACCAAGGGCGGCAAGAAGTGACCGAGCTCCGCGTCACCCACGCCGACATGCGCGCGATGGGCTACTGCAACCGGGGCGCCCGCCGGTGGATTGCCGCGCGCGGGCTCGACTGGTCGCGCTTCGTGCGCGAGGGCCTGCCCATTGAGGTCATCGAGGCTAGCGAGGATGCGATGGCGCTGCGAGTAGCGGAGGCTGTCCGTGGGCGTCGGTAGCAAGAAAGTCACCACAGGCTATCGCTACTACCTCGGCATGCACCTGGGTCTCTGCGCGGGGCCGGTAGACGCCGTGACTCGCATCGACTGCGGCGAGCGCACGGCCTGGGCCGGCAGCGTCACTAGCAGCAGCTCGATCACGCTGGACGCAGAGGACCTGTGGGGCGGTGAGAAGCGCGAGGGCGGGGTGGCCGGCACCGTCGACGTCGCCTTCGGCGAGACGACGCAGGCTGTCAACAGCTACCTATCGGGCAAGATCGGCGCGCCGATGTCGGCCTTCCGTGGGGTGCTCAGCCTCATCTGCCGTCAGGTCTACATCGGCACCAATCCCTACGTGAAGCCCTGGTCGGTCGAGGTCAAGCGGCTCCCCGACCCGACCTGGAATGCCACCAAGAAGGACATCGGCGGCAACGCCAACCCGGCGCACATGATCCGCGAGCTGATCACGTCACCGACCTGGGGGATGGGCCTGCCGAGCTCGCTGGTGGACAATACCTCGTTCACATCCGCCGCCAACACCCTCTACAGCGAGGGCCTGGGGCTCAGCCTGGTCTGGACCCAGCAGGAGCCCGTCAGCTCCTTCCTGCAGAGCATCCTGGATCACATCGGCGCGGTGATCTACGTCGACCCGGCCACGGGCCTGTTCGTGCTGAAGCTCATCCGCCAGGACTACACCCCGTCTGCCTGCCTCCTGCTGGACGAGAGCAACATCCTGAGGTTGGAGTCCTTCTCGCGCCGCTCGCTGGATGAGACGGTGAACGAGATCGTGGTCAGCTACCACGACCGCGCGACCTATACCGACACCACCGTCGCCGCACAGGACCTCGGCAACATCGCGGCGCAGGGCGCCGTGGTCAGCGAGAGCCGCTCCTACCCTGGCCTGCCGACGGCTACCCTGGCCTCGCGGGTGGCCGAGCGGGACGTGGTCGCTGCCTCCGCGCTCATCGCGCAGGTACGGCTCACCGTCAATCGCGAGGCGTATTCGCTACGCCCGGGGGATGTGTTCCGGCTGACCTGGCCGCCGCTCGGGCTGAGCGAGGTCCTGTTCCGCGTCGGCGAGATCTCGGGCGGCACGCTGGAGGATGGCGCTATCCGACTCTCCGCGGCGCAGGATGTTTTCGGACTCCCGTCGGCGACATATCTCGGTGTCCAGGCCGCCGGCTGGGCCGATCCCGTCACCGCGCCCGCGCCTTGCCCGCAGGAGACGCTGCTGGAGGCTCCCTACTGGGACGTGGCGCGCAAGCTCTCGGCCGCAGACCTGGACTATCTGGACACCGGCGTCGGCTTCCTGCAAGCGCTCGGCAGCCGCCCCGCCGGCTCCAGCTATGGCTACACGGTCTGGTCGCGACTCGGCTCGGCCGACTACGTCGAGGGGCAGTTCTCGCCGCACTGCCCGACCGCCACCGTGGCGGCGGTGACGCAGACGCAGACCACCATCCCGCTGATCGGAGCCGTCGATCTGGACGCGGTGGAGGAGGGGAGCTACGCGTACCTCGGCCCGGAGGTGGTCAAGGTCGAGGCCATCAGCACCAGCACCGAGACGATCACCGTGTCGCGCGGAGTCCTGGACACCGTGCCGCAGACGCACGCGGCCGGCACGCGCGTCTGGTTCGCCGATGGCGCCTACGGTGGCGACGAGATCGAGTACACCGACGGCGAGGTCGTCAAGGCCAAGCTCTTGACCCTGACCGGGCGTGGGCAGCTCGCCATCGGCTCGGCCACCGAGCGCACTGTCACGATGGACAGCCGCTTCGACCGGCCGTACCCGCCCGGCAAAGTCCAGGTCAACGGGGCGGCCTACCCGGCCAGCGTCAGCGGTGACCTGGCCTTCACCTGGCGGCACCGGGACCGCACGCAGCAGACTGCCTACCTGGTGCTGCAGACGGAGAACAGCATCGGGCCGGAGGCGGGGACCACTTACACCCTGCGGCTGTATACAGCGGCCGGGGTGCTCAAGCGCACGTACAGCGGGCTGACCGGCACCAGTCAGGCGTACTCTAACGCACAGGAGATCGCAGACTTCGGGGCGGTGCAGGGCGCCCTCCGCTTCGAGCTGGAGAGCCTGCGCGACGGACTCGCCAGCTACCAGAAGCACTCGATCTGGGTCTACCGCACACTGAGCTTGACGGTCGCAGACCCTGAGTCCGTCGTGGCGGTCGACGCCGTCACCCTGGCGTAGACCGCATCACCTATTGCCTTTTGGTCCCGCGCCTGC